GCATATCCCAGACCTTTGAGAATTCAAATTCTGAATTTTTTAAATGTGTTACAAATATATCTAAGGTTAATACATCTCTTTGAATTTCAAAACCATTAGGCATTGAAACATCACCATAATATAACGCTGTCTCAGATAATACTTTCTTTTCCATACCAATTCCTTTTATAAAGGAAGATATATAAATGTCAATTATGCTAGTGTATCAACTAAAACCCAACCTGCATTATTATCTGCCTGATATGCAGATTCATTCCATTGATATTCCCAATGGTTATTGTTTAATGAGTTTTGTGTTTCTTGTTCAGAAGTTAAATCTGGAGCAGCACCAATCGGTGAAATCCAAGTAAAATCACTTTTTACCCATGATGGATATGGTTGTTTAGGCCAAAAGATTTCATTAGTTTTATCCCAAGTATATCCTATACCTGCATAATTTCCTCTAAACGCTTTTGACTGATCAGAGGCTACTGTATTATCATTATTATAATATTTTCCACCTTTTGTGTTATAAGAAGTTTGAATCCAAAGATGTGCAGGCCAATTATTATGTAGTTGTAAATAAGCTTGTCCTACTGATTCGTCTGCTGCTCCATCACCATCTAACATATCGGAATCAGCTAAAGTAACTACAGTTAAAACCACATTGGCTTCTGATATTTTTGCAAAGTGTGCCATAGCTATTGAAATCTATACCTTATAATAACAGTTCCTGAACCACCATTTCCAGCGTCTTGTTCTCTGTCCAGTGAATCATTATCAATTGGACCTGGTGGATTAGATGCATGATAGTGAGCTCCTCCGCCACCACCACCTGTGTTGGCTCCTCCAGCTCCTGCAGCTGTTACATTACCTGCTCCAGGGCTTGGGGAAAAACCACCGTTGCCACCGCCACCTGATCCTCCTGGGGGTGCTCCTGATGGTTGAATTGTTCCTTGCTCTCTGGTTCCACCGCCACCTCCGCCAGCTCTTGTTACGTTTGAACCTGTAATATTTGTTGGTGAGCCATTACCTCCACCACCTGCTGTATAACTAGTAAGGGCTACAGTAGCTGGGGCTGCAGTTCCAGCAGCTGCCGCACCGCCGCCTCCGCCGCCTCCATTATCGTTTGAATTTCCTCCCGCATTTCCTCCACCATCATTTCCTTGAGGTGGAGTTACTGGGGGTGTGTTACCTGAACCACCACTACTTGGTCCAGTTTTTCCTCCACCATGACCTGATCCACCTGATGTTGATGGTGAACCACCTCCTCCCGCTGAAGTTATTGTTGAAAAAACTGAATCAGATCCTGAACTACCTGCAGCTTTGTTGTTTGTTGTTGAACACCAATATTCTCCTGCACCACCAGCTCCAACTGTGACAGGCACAGGTGATTCGACAGGTAATGATGTTGTACATGCTGCTAAAGGACTTGCAGTATAAGGACCTGAAGATGTCTCTACGTGAGCTTCTCTATAACCTCCAGCACCTCCGCCACCACCCATAGAGGCTCTTCCTCCTCCACCACCTGCTAATACTAAATAATCAACTACTGCTAATGGTCCACTACCAGCGGATACACAAAAAGTTCCAGGACTAGTAAAAACATGAACTTTGTAATTTGTATCTACAGTAGTTATAGTACCACCCGTTGCTGCTATATATGCGTCAGGTTTTACACCACCAGCACCAAAACCTAAAACTGCATAACCAAAAGATTTACCTTTGTTTTCTTTTTTCTTTGAATTCTTTCCAGTTATTATTGTTGGATTAGTAACATTTCTCATATTTTAATCCTTTTAATCGTCGTTAGCTGCATCAGTTGTGTAGAATAGTTTAACACCATGTAATCTAGCATCCCCACCAGAATCATCATTTGAATCTGACACATCTCTAAAAATTCTAAAAAAACAAAGTTGATCATCAGCAGGAGAACCAGCTATCGTAACGGCTCCACTTTCTGCGCTAACATTTACTTCTTCAACAGCGCCTTGTTCTGTATCATCAACAACAATTGCTGTTCCATAAGCAGTGTCAATTGTATCATTGTCTCCACAAGCTACACCTTGTAGTCCCCAAGAAACACCACCTGTAGCAGCTAGTCCAGACCAAAAAACTTGAAATGTTACAGTGCCTAAATTCCATGATTTAGGAAAAGCAACTGAAAATTGTGCGTGTTCATCACTGTCTTTATCAAAATCTAAAACACGCATATCAGGTCTTCCTGAAGTTGTTTCTACTGATGTTATATCTGCGCATGGGTTACTTTCAGTTGGGTTCATTGCATTTGAAGGAACCCAGATAGTTTGTTTACCAGCAATGTTAACAGCCGTACTACCATTTGTAAGTGTACCTGAAACATCGCAAGTTCCATTAATATCTATAGCTGTTGCTGTTAAATCTATTTCATCAGTTGCACCAATAGATAATACTGTTGCACTTGATCCATGTACGAATTGACTAGTATCATTGAAACATATTTTATTTGTTGAATTTAAAGTTAGGCCTGTTCCATCTGTATGAGTTAAAGTTGTATCTTGATCATCTCCAAATTTTAATACAGTTGAATCAGAATCAAGAACAAGATCATCTCCAATCCAAACATCTTTAGCAACTCCTAAACCTCCTGCTAATGTTAAGGCTGCTGTACCTGTTGCACTAGCTTCAGTCGTTGCCGAAAGTGCTACAACTCCTGCAGAACTAATTGCTACGGCATCGGTATCAGAAGCAGATCCAATATTTCCAGCATCTGGGATTACAATACTACCACCTGCGGTGAATGTCCCACCACCAGCTAGTGTTCCTGCAAAAGTCACATTTGCACCACTAAATGTAGCTGCTGTAGTTGTTCCTGATTTAATTATTAAATCCCCACTTGTATTTGTAGCACTACCGAAAGTAGTACCCCCATCTTTAAAGAATATATCTCCACCATCGGCATCTAAAATAATGTCTGTACCAGCGTCAATAGTTGCAAGTGCAGAAGAAGAAATAGTTAAATCTGTACCATCACCTTCAATTTTTTCTCCATCATCACCAAATACCATTCCAACATCGTTAGGTAGATTTACATCAGCGGTTGCTGTTAAATTAATATCGGCACCTGAAGTAATTGTTAAATCTGTGCTGTCCCCTTCAATTTTTTCCCCAGTTCCAAATGTGATTCCAACGTTTGCTGGTATAACTACATCTGAAGTAGCTGTTAAATTAATTTTAGCACCTGAAGTAATTGTTAAATCTGTACTATCACCTTCAATTTTTTCCCCAGTTCCAAATGTGATTCCAACGTTTGCTGGTATAACTACATCTGCTGTGGCTGTTAAATTAATATTATTACCAGATATAGTTAAATCTGTTCCATCACCTTCAATTTTTTCGCCATCATTACCAAAAGTCATTCCAATATCTGCAGGAATATTGATGTCTGCACCTGATGTTATATGTAAATCTGTTCCATCACCATAAATATATTCTCCACCTTTGTCATAAAAATAAAGTCTACGATCATCCGCCATACGAACGACTTCACTACCATCATACTGTTGGAAAACTAAATCATCGGAATCAACACCTAATTTTAAAATCTGAACACCAGCAGTGGTATCCATATCTAATGTTAATTGAGTTGTCCCAGCGTCTTTAAATTCTACATTACCGCCCGCTGCATCAATAACAATATCTGCAGCTGAATCTAAAGTAATATCTCCTGTTCCTGATGTAAGTTCATTTGAACTAATATTAGTGTCAATAACATCAGTACCATTACAATAAAGTATTTTTGCCCCTTTATCAGTTGCAGCCCAAGTAACTCCAGTTTGACCTGATACCAGAACTTGAACAGTATAAGCTCCTGACGTTGAATTTTTTATAACCCACCATTTTTCTTTTGCTGTTACAGTTACAGTTTGGTTTCCTGTAATGGTTCCAGATAATTCAACAACTGCATTTCTTGCAGAATCACCTGTAGAACCATCTGTGTAAGTTAAAGCTGTTGTTTGTACGCCGCCAGCAATTGATTGTGATACATAACCACGAATTGCTTCTTCTAAGATTTGTAAATTGGTATTAGTTTTTGTTCCCCAGTTACCGGCGTTCTCGCCAGTGGTCATTAACTCTGTGCCAATATCCGTATATGTCGATGCCATTAAGCGCTCCCTACAAATACTTCAACATCACAAGAATCTGTATCAGCAAGTGCTGTGATATCTACTAAATCGTTTAATGATACTGTAATTGCAGAACCAGCTGCATGCATAGTATCCTTAACTCCACCACTATTGTCACCTGGATAAATGAACGAGTGACCAGCATCCACCTTCATACAAAACTCTGTACTGTCTTCATCTCTAAATGTTAATGTAAGATGATTCGTTGAATCTAAATTTGTAATTCTAATATATCTAACATCGTCTTCATCGAATTGACCTGCTAGATAACTTTTTGATAAATCTGTTGAAGAAGCTGTAGCAAAACCTAGTAACCCTGTTTCAGTAGTTGAAATGGTTACTATTCTTTTAACAATTTCATTAACACTTGAAATATCCAAAGATCTTTCGCTGTTGTAACTATTATTGTTTAGTGTGATTTCTTCAATTACTTTAGTTGTTAGTGTTGCCATTATACTTTACCGCCTTTTTTTAAACCTTTAGCTTTTTTAAATACTTCTCTAGAAGCTTTATTTCTAGCATCTATTGAATCAGCAATTTTAAATATTTTTGCCGATGCTTTATTTCTTAATTTAGTATGATATTTATTAGCCATATTTCAATCCTTACGGTGACGGAACGTTGACAGCTATACGTGGTTCTCCATCAGTATAGTCGTCTCTTCTTCGTCTCCCTATTTGTTCTGCACCAAACTTCTGTACTTCAGTCTGATATTTTTGTTCATATAATTGTAGCATATCCATTGGGCCTTTTAAATAGCTAAATGCTTCTACTAGACATGCATATAAAAGTCCATTTCCAAAATTCGTGCTGATGTAAGTTGTAGTATTTGCTGAACTCAATCCTAGAGGTCTAGCATTATAATGCAATTTATACATAAAAGCCGAACTTGGAGTAGGGACAATTGTTATTCTACCTGATGAAGTTGCGCCAATTCCAGTAGACCCACCATCAGACATAGCATAATATTTAGGCGTTCCAGTAGTAGTTTCAGCCGCATCATATTCTCTTAAAAAACTAATGTCTTTCTTTTCTAACCAGCTATTAGCACCAGTTGCCGCTGTTGTTGAAGTATAAACCTGTAATCCTCTAACAAATAAAGTGCCTGCAGGAACATGGACATTGTCTTTTGAAGCTACTAAATTATTAACAATTTCTCTTCTATCCGCATCAATTGGAGCATCTCTAAAAATTCTTAATTCTGAATTATCTATAAATTGATCTGTAATCGTACTAGATAATACAGAAGTACCAACCTCGGTATAATTACCGATTGCTGTTGTTAATGTTGAATATGTGAAACCAGCCATTATTTTTTATCCTTTTTTCCGAATTGTTTTTTAAGCCAAGTTCTATGAATTCTATTATATACTTCAATTTCTTTTGGACCTGCAGAGCCAGTTTTACTTTTTTTAATTTTCTTGTTAAGCTTTTTAATAGCTCCTGATCCAACTTTAAACCAATTCCATCCTGCCATTATGCACTAAGGGTTGCTGGTCCTACTGAGACTGGAAACCCTCCTCCTTTAACACTTCCTGCTGTTGCAGTGTTTGTATCAACTGTAAAATAAAACCAATTATCTGTTTTATCTGTGTCTCTACTACCACTAACATACTTACCTGTAGTAATAGCATAGCCTGCTGATTTTGCAATATTGGACCCTGCTATACCATCGAAGCTACCTGGATTACCATATCCTGCAGAACCACTTGAAACTGTTGGTGCTCCTCTAAATCTGTACGTTGATCCATTTGTCAATCCGTGATCTGGTGCATACACATTTATAATTCCTGATGAAGCCGCGTACGTGGTAAACGGATCATGTGGTAATAATTGTGCTACAGCATTTTCTGTTCTATCTGATCTTACATTTTGTAACCCCTGTGCATCTCCACCATGAGGTCTTGGCTCTAATTGTGGTTGCTTTGGTTCAAATTCAGATTTATGAACAAACATACCATTCCATTCTCTAACCATTTCATTATATGGAAAAGCCATTCCTGATCGGTCTGATATTGCCTGTGCGTGTTTTCCTCTTGCGTATGCCATTATATATTCGGGTAGTAATTTTTCGGAGTTATATAAGTACTAGCTGAAGAACCATCTTCTGCCAATGCTCTTGCTAACTCGTCTTCGTACAATAGTTTTAATTGTTGTACTAATTGTTGGTTAAATTTTTGAGCTAAATAAAATGCAAGTCCTGAAATCATACACGGTACAAATCTGTATGGAACATCTGTTGCATCTGTATAAGTTGAGTCTGCATCTTGAATTCTTTTTACATAATAAATATGAATATCTTTAGATGCATTAGATGAGTCCGATGTTGGGTAAACGGTTAAAGTTGTTTTGTCCACGAATCTTTGAACAAAATATTGTGAAGGAGTTCCTTTAGATAATTTACTTGATAAAGTGGAGTAAGCTGATCTAGCTATTTTTGTAAGAGAAGAATCAGATTGACTTGTAGATGTTCTATCGGATCTAAGTGTTGCTTCAAGAATATCTGCAACTCCGTAAACGCTTGCTGGAGCAGTTGTTACGGAACTTGTTCCATCACCACTTGCTCTATAAAAAGTATATTCAGCTTGTCCTTCGATAACATCAATATTAGTTTCAGCTACTTCCCAGTAGTGCAAACCTCTATTTCCCC